TTCCGGTTGTGTCAGGACTAGCTATAAGATCCCAAGCACTTCCAGTATCACGATAAATCCCAAAAGGACTATCCGTCCTAAAAAATATTCTACCAACAAGTTGTGCCGCTGGCCTATTGGCAAGCGTATCAGCGTAAAGTGCTGGCGAATTTAATTGATTTAAAACTTCAAAATGTACTGTTAAACCAGGCATTATAAATATCTTTTTATTATAACTGTTAGGCTATTGTTACCGGTACCTGAAAAAACAAAATTATAATATTTTACGTTAATTTCGCAAGCGTTACCCTCTACTGACCAACTTTGCGAAGGTGTCAACAGAAGGCCTTCAACACTAACATTTGTTGTGCCAGTATTAATAAATAATATACTGTTACACTCAGAAGGTGTTTGACTACTTTGAAAATAAACTTTAGTTTCAGTTACATATCTTTGCATATTGTATATTTTGATTTTCACTAGGCATTTGACTTCTTATATAATCCTTTTCATATGTATCACGGTCAATTTTAAAATTAAGATTATCAACTTCTTCAGCCGTCATTTGCCTTGCTTCTTTTTTAATACTTTCACCTATTATTCCCTTTTTTTTAAGAATATAGTAAACTGCCACCGCCGCAACGGCATATAAAATAAAATTTTTTTTCATTTTATTTTTTTTAAAATGTTACCGACAATTCGCCCATTTTTCGCCCTGCTCTTGCTTCTTTTCTTACTGCCTTAGCTGCTTGCCTTGCTTGCTTAGCTGATCCACCTGAAGCCCTTACTTCTTGTTTTGTTGATTTTGCTGATTGTCTTGCTGCCTTTGCTGTTAAAATAGATTTTTTTGAAGCTGGGGACATATCTTGCATTATTTCAGATAATGGACTTTGTGGTAATAAAATACCTTCACTACTTTCACTAGGGGCAGGTAAAATAGGCGCCGAAAAAATACTTTCGTTTGTAGGCGTTATTGTAGTCATCATTCCGCTTTCATCAACGGCATTTGATCCACGTCTTTTTAATCTGCTTTTTATTGCCTTAGCAGTTTTTGAAATCTTTTTTATGACGTCTGTCGTTTCATTTACAAAAGCTGGCGCAAGTGCTTGATCAGGCGTAACGCTTTGTGCTTCTGCTGGCAACATAGGTGCATTTTTCTTTTTCATCCAAAGAAAATAGCCAACAATTGCCGCGCCGCCAATGATATAAATTAAATTTTTCTTTTGCATTGTTTTTTTTTTAATATTGAAAACTAATATTTTTACTACGATAATTTTGATTAATTATCTGAATTTCACTATCTGCTAAATTGGATCGTAAAAATTGGGCTAAATCCTTTTCTGATCCTGACGGCACACCAAAAAAATACTCACGTCGTTTGCCAAAATTTTTATATAATAATTTGAAATCAGCGTTATTTTTTACCCTGGCTGCTTGATATGCAGCGTCTTTTTTGTCGTCGTCTAAAGCCGTATATCTTAAATCTTCGTGTATCTGATCTGCTATTATGGCCCATTCACCGGATGACTTAGTAGGATTTTCGTTTGTAGTATTTAAAAACTTTTGTTTTTCTTTATCAACATCAATTTCTTGATCAGTTTTTAAAATAGACAATTTTTGCAATACCGGCTTAATAATTAAAAAGTAAGCTAATATAGCGCCACCAATATAATATATGTTTTTTTTATCTTTCATTATTTTCTAAGCATTGAAAGTAAAAATTTAAATTGACCAGGGTTGTTTTCTGCCATTTTAGCAAGTAACATTAAATCGCTTTCAAGTTCAGGATCGTGCTTTTTAAGTATCATTAATGCTTCGTCAAGCTTATTATCATCAAAACCATTTATAGCAACTGTTTCTTTTTTTAATGGCATAAATCTATCTAGTGCACCCATAAAAATATTTGCTAGCATAACTTGTACATCCGGGTTATTAACTATTCCTGAAATAATACCAGAAAAACCTTGTGGCTCTTGTTTTATTTCTTCTTCTTCTTCTTCTTGATCAATAGCAATTTTTTGTTCAATAGCTTCTAGCTTTGATAATATTGCATTGTTACTATTGCCTACGTAGTTTTGTTGACGCTGAGCATAACCGTTATAATATTCCTGTATTTGCTCAGGGTTTGAAGTAACAAATTTTACTGCACCAGCTTGCAACTCTTGAATTTTACCTTTTGCATCTGGCTTAACAGCATTTTCATAATAAACTATGCTATATATTTTTTTATGATCAGGTGTAATATCTTCAAAGTATTCTTTTAATTCATCAACACAATCACTGATTTCCTCATAACGACCATTTAGACCATTTATTACTGGAAATTTATCGTTTCCACAATACAAAGCAAAAAAGTTTGTTCCTTTTTTTTCATACCTTGATATTGCTTTTTCTATTCCTTGAACTACTCCTGACATAAAAATACATTTTATTAAAGGTGAAAAGGTAAAAAATAATTAAGCGTAATAAACACCAAAAGCAAATGAACAGTTTGCAGCAAATGTTGGTGTAGCTGATAATTCAATATATGATTTATCCCAAGTTATTTTTTGGTTGCTAGCTTCCCAAAGTGATCTAACAAAAGAGTCGTTTGAACTATTTTGAATTCTATTTAATTCCAAATATGGAATTCTATAAAGATCCTGGCGTTCATTACTGTAAAGTACCAAATAAGCTGTTTTTAAAACCGCCAATGGTGCAATTACGTTTCCTGAAGGGCAAGACGTCAATGTATTTGTGGTGTACGCTGTAATTGCTTGTAATGCAGTATAACGCAATTTTGGTAAATCAGGAAATGCATAACGTTGAGCTGTTGCACCTGAAGCCACCTGAATTTCAACGAATTCGTATTTTATAGCTTTAAATCCCATTTTTGTAAATTTTAATAAGGGCAACATATTAATGTTGCCCTATTTTTTAAATAAATTAACGTACTGACGTGATATTTTGTCCCAAATGACCTGAAAAATAAAGAACAACACGGCTATTTGTTTCCGCTGCTGCCAATGCTGCCGGTATTTGTATTTGAACAATGTTTTGTTTTGATCCACTAAACACAATACCAGGCTCAATAGGATACAACGCAGAAGTAGAACCGTCTTGCTGATCTTTAAAAGAAATTGCAGAAGATGTGTAGAATGCGTTTGCAACTTGTTGCTGTTGTGGAACTTGATAGAATCTGTAAAGATCCAATGAAGGTACAATCTGCCTATTATTAACAGTAATGTTCAAAGATCCATTGTAAAAAGAATACAATGAAGAAGCTGTGTTTGAAGTACTGAAAATTGAAGCGTTTGGATAGGTTACTAACTGAAATGTAGTATCGGTTGAACTTGATGGCTTAGCAAAAAATAAGCCAATGTGAGATACATAAAAAGCATCTTGCAACTGAAGCAAATTTGTTGTGTTAAAATTTGTTCCCTGGCTATTATCATTTACCAAAATTGGAAATTGATAAAGCGTTTTTGTTGTGCTTAATGCTAATTCTGATCTAAGATAAGATTGTGAAAGAACCGCCTGACTTAGTGAAAAGCCGGCTGCTTTGATTCCTCTTTTCGCTTTTTCAAAAGCGAGGCGGGATCCTACTGTACTTGCCATTTTGTTTAATTTTTATTGTTTTTAAATGTGTGCTTATTAATACTGATCATCATCTTCGTCGTCATCCATTCCGGCCAAAACTGATAATTCATCACTATCGCCTGATCCTTCGTAAGTACCAGCCATAACGTCATCGCCACCAGCCATTACACTGTCATATCCAGCAATCAAGCTGATATCTTCCGGTACTCCGCTAACTGTCAATGGAATTGATAGTGTGTCCTCAATTGCACCAATGACGTTGAAATCTTGCATTACACCAAGTCCGCCAGCTGCTACCATACCGGCACCAATTGAACTACCTAGACCGCCTTTAATTAACTTAGGGAATACAAAGGCACCCAAAGCAATTACACCAGCGTTTTTAATTTTGCTGTCAATGTTTGGTAACAATTTTGTTGCTACAATCCTTCCGGCTGCTGCACCAGCTACTAAGCCGACAATATTCATTAGGCCTCCACCCATAGCACCCATTCCGTGAGATCTACGGCGCTTATGATGTGATTTTTTGTGAGATCTTTTTTTTCTCATTGTTTTTTATTTATGTTGTTTTGTTAAGTGCTTATTTTATGTGTTTTTTTACTTCTGTAATTTGTTTTTTTAAACTTTTGATATATCCTGGATAACGTTTAAGTAATGTTATTCCGTATGGTGCAATTTTTTTTTCTTTTTTATGTAATTTAAGTTCATATAATTGCCGACCTGCTCTTTCTAATTCTTTTACTAGATAATTTAAATTTTGCAAATTTTTATTATCAATTCCACTAACTACACTTACTCTAACATTATGGCTTCCTGTATCTTTATGTGATCCATAATTACGTGCAGCTGCTTTTTTCTTTGATGCTGCTTTCTTTTTTGGTGCCGCTTTTTTCTTTGCTGCTTTCTTTTTTAGAGCTGCTTTTTTCTTTACTGATCCTACTGATTTTTTACCGTAAACGTGTGCAAAAGCTTGCTTTAAAGTGCATCCTGTTTTTTTACGGTATGCAATTGCTTTTTTAAAATTATCTTTTGCTTTTTTTTGTGCTGCTGTCATTTTTTATTTTTTCTTTGTTAAGAAATATATTCCTACACCGGCCACCAGGATAAACGGTGCATATTTCATATAATCAATTTTTGGCAATGATCCTGGCGTTTGATCTTGCCAACTAGCATTAAATTCATTTACTTTTTGTTGATCCATTAATTTACGGTCAACTTTATTTAAACTTTGCCTATATGCTACGTCTTTAGCTTTTGCAACTATAAATTCGCTTGAAATTTTTGTTAATTCCGGTTGGGCTTCTTTTAATATATCTTTTAAAAATACCGCTACGGCTGCTAATATAGGACTAGCCACCGCTGCCGTTGCTGCCGTGTCCGTTGCTGGATCTAAACCAATTCCAAATATTCGTTTTTTCTTTGCACCTCTTTCAATCATTCCCAACAAATTTTGAATTCTGCCGCCTAAACGTTCCCACCAATCCATAAGGGCCTTAGGTTGTTTTTGGTTAGCTGCATTTAATTTTGTTGCAAGACCAGTAAAATTTAAACCTACTAACAACAAAAAAGCGTTACGTGCTGGGCTTGCGGCAACTTTTAAAACGGGCCTTAATATTTTTCCAGCAAAAGTTTTTGGCTTAGCACCAATACCTGATATTCCAACTAGCATATTTTTTGGTTTTTTATCAATTTTTATTGTATATGGTTTCTTATAATCAAATTTATTTAAAACGGCGTCGCACCAAATTTCGTGATCAGTACCAGGATAAGCAACAATAAAAACGTGTTGTGGGTTTGTATCAAAAAATTTGTAACCGGTAAAACGAAAACAAAACGGTATTTTTTGGGATCCCATTTTATTTATGTTATCTAAAATTCCGGCTGTAAATAAACTGTAATTTTTACAATCTGATCCGGTAGTTCTGCCGGTTGCAATAATTGCCGACGGGCTTTTAATTGTTTGCTTGCTTTCCGGCTCAACTTTATATTTGACTTCTTTTTTTAAAAATTCCCAAATATTGTTAAGTGTTTTTTTTGGAGTGCTGCCTATAAAAAAAGAACTTATATTTTTATACTGGCTTGAATATTGATTATGACCTTTTAAAATTTCATTTATAATGTCATCGGTATTTTGCTGATCCTTTAAAATTTTTTCTTTACCCTGATATTGTGGCAAATAATTTAATAAAGCGTTACCAGTCATTAACTCAATATTTTAGTAAATTTCAAATAAAATATTGATTTTATCAAATTTTATCTAAAAAAAAAGGCCAATTACTTAATATTATTAAAACTTTAATATTAATTAATTTGCCTTTCTAGGGGCAAATTAATTAATATTAATCATATTTCCAAATAATTCATATATTTTTACCTTTTCACCTTTAATAAATAAATATTAGCCTATATTTACGTAAAATTTACCGTTATGACAAACGACGAAAAACAAGTTTTGAAAACTATTTTATTTATTTTGGCGGCAATTGCAATGTGTTTTGCCGACAGCATTTTTTAACTTTTGGGCCTGGATCATTTCGGGCCTATTTTTTAACTTTAAAAAACAATTTTATGAAAGCATTTGAAAACGAAAAGGAAAAAATTTATTGGATCCGTATTAAAGACGGAAAATTTGTTTATTGGGACGGCCAAAAAGAAATTTTTTACGACGAAATGAAAGGAAAAATTACTAACTTTTATTTGAAAGTAAATGAAATTAACGGTCAGGAATTTGAGGAGTGTATTTTTACTTTGATTTGCGAAAACGAAAAGTATTTATTGTCAATGCGTGTTGACAGTTCATATTTTAGAATTTTTTGTAATTATTTACCAAATTTAGATTTGAATGATTTGGTATTAATAAAGGTAAAAATGGATATTGTTTTAGGAAAGAAAAAAGGTGCAATTTTTGTTAAGCAATTTGAAAAATGGATAAAAGCTTATTTTGTAAAGGATAATATGAAAGATTATCCAGGGCCAAAAATGATAGCCTTAGGCGATAAAATTATTTACGATAATACTGATCAGGTTAATTACTGGAAAGCTTATTTAAAAAATCTTTTTAAAGTTCAGGAAATTAGATCCAATTTAATTGGTAATGATCCGGACGACTTACCATTTTAAAATGAAATAAGGCCCTAATTTAAGGGCCTTATTTTTTTTAATCTATGTATAACCGTTTAAAGAAATCACGGCTTTTTGCGTCGTAAAAATTAATATACCAGGCATCTAAACCTTGGATAAATTTAATGAAGCCGGCTAAATTTGAAATATTCCTATATTTTCTAACTTTTTTATTTGTTTCCGGCTTAAAAAATACAATAGCATTGTATTTATTCATATTTTTGAATTGAAAAGGTAAAAGGCCGTTAAGGTCGTTTGTCTATCTTAGCTGGGTGGTATAGATTAAACCTAGCCTTTTTTATTTTAGTTATACCTAACTTAATTAAATGGTATAATGTTAGTATTGGTACTGCAATAAACAATACAATAAAACACTCGCATACTATCCAAATTAAATCTACAATTTGTAAAAATTTATTTTTCATATTGTTCTATTGATTTAAATATTTGATAAACTACTTGTGGCACTATTGCGTTTCCTCCAGCTTTGATAGATTCGTTTCGCCATTTAGAAAAGGTAATATTGTCCAATCGGTCGGAAAGCCCATCATTTCCATTACAAATTGGGGAGACAGTTGGAAAGTTTTGCCAGTTATTTTTCTTGCTCTTTTTGTTAAAGAATCTTGATTCTCCAATCCAGTTACTTTCTCTCCTGAATCCGAAGCCATTGGTGTAGGTAACATTTGATTCTTTATTAATTGTGACAGACTTAATTGTAAATTCACTCCTTTCTCTGCCCAAAGTTTCTTCCTTTCTTGATACTTTTCCATTGTCTGTGGATTGTTGTAATCTCTTGAAATTGGTGTTGGCAACATCCCCATTGCCATTGCTCTCGTTAATGTTACCGAATGCATTGATCCTTCCTTCACTTGTGTTGATTTCATTGTTGCCGTTGCATTCGTTGAATCCATTGCTGTTACGGTTGGCAACAAACCAGATTCTATCCCTTCGGTGTGGTGCGTTGACGGCACAAGCTGGAAGTAGAAACGGTAACACTTCGTAGCCTTGAGCTTCCAGGTCAGCTTGCACTTCGTCGAATACCAACCCTCCATTCCAATTAGTAAGTCCGCGAACGTTTTCGCCCACAACCCAACGCGGGGAAATTTCTTTAATTGCTCTAAGCATTTCCGGCCAGAGGTGTCGGTCATCTTCTTTGCCAAGTCTTTTTCCAGCACTTGAGTATGGTTGGCAGGGGAATCCACCTGTGAGAATATCAATTTTGTTTGCATATTTTGTAAAATCTGATTTTGTTATGTCAATAAATAATTCTGCTTTAGGCCAGTAATAATGTAAAACTTTTTGTCCAAATTCGTTCCATTCGCAATGAAAATTATTTTCCCATCCCATCCATTCGGCTGCTAAGTCAAAACCTCCTATACCACTGAATAAAGATCCGTGTGTCATTATTTTTCTTTTTTTGGCCTTCCGACCGGTTTTTTAAATTGTTCAAATTGTTTGTAATCAGTTTGAGAAAAGTTTGTTCCGTTCCATTCAATCGCAATTGGATCAGGGTTTGCGTCTGATCGCATAAATTTAGCTTCTAACGTTATTTGCTGCGTTTCCTGGACTTTTTTTATTATAAATGTACTTTGCGCCCACCGGTCCGTATTACTGCCCAAATGGCCCAAAGTTTCACCGGAATTTTTAGATAAATGCAAAACTGAAATAATGAAACAGTTATAAACTTTTGTAAGGCGTTTTAGGGTATTGGTTAATAAACGGGTTTCAATTTCATCATTATAATTTAGGCATAAATCCAATAGGCCGTCAATAACAATAACGGCACATTCCGGCGTTAATTTTAAATATGTTTCAATCATACTTAAAATGTCCTTTGGTTGATCCTCGCGCATTGAATAAACTGTAAAATAATTAGGCAACGTTTTGACGTCTGCATAATCTTTTATTCTTTTTACAGTTCGGTAAAGGTCCCAAGTTGATGACTCAGTATCAAATAAAGCTAATTTAGGCCGTAATTCCGGTAAAAGCAATTTTTGACCAAATTGATCCCAAGGAACAAAGGCCGAAGCAATAAGGCCGGATATAAACGTTGACTTTCCGGCCTTTGCTGCACCAGCATAAATACAATAATTTTCAAGTGTTCCGGCTGTTTTGCCGCCTATCTTTAAAATTATGTTTTCTTGTTCAGGAATTAATAAAGGATCAAAAATGCGGGCCGCTAAACGATCGCCGACGGCTTGCATACTTCGTCAATTTCATTAAATAAATCGGTAGCTGTAATAATGGCCGCCTGAATAGGTGTTACTTCTGATCCGTTGTGCATTAATTTTGTCTTGGCTGCACGCTGTAAATAAAATGGTAAAATTAATGAAGCTGTAAATTCAATTTTACTCATTCCAGGTATGACCGATACAAAGCGGTCAAAATTGTCTTTAAATACCTGTGGGGGAAATGCCGGTGCAACTAACTTTTGCAATTGTTCGTTTGTCATAACGTTTTTTTAGGGGTTAAAATTATTTGTCGCTATAAAAGTAAGGGTTTTTTTAATAAAAAAAGCCCGAAATAAAAATTTCAGGCAATCAAACCATAAACTCTATATATAATCACTTTAAAAATAACTCTCTTTCCTTTTGGCGCCTAATTGTAAGGCCGGTATTAATTTTGCCGTTTACTTTATTCCACCTTAAAAACTGATCAGCAACAATAATTTTTGGCAATCCTTGATTAAGTGATTTTAGCAAAGTGCTTTTTGCAAAAGCGCCTTTGCCAATATTGTATGCTAAACTTGTTAAAGCATCTTTTTGATTTTGATTAATTGGCACTTTTACAAGTTTTAAAGTATCTGTTTGAATATCATTAATTGCCAATTTAAGCCATTCAAGGGCCTTTTGATCTGTTATTTTATCACCTTGCTTTACTGGCCTGTTTTCATCACGGTACCAGGTTGATCCGTAACCAATTGTCCATACTCCGCCTTGATCTTGGTAAGCTTCATTTTCTTTGCCTTCAAATAGGGCTATAATTTCATTTGCCTTGCTTTTTGTTGCCATAAGTAAGCTTAAAATGACGATGGCGCCAATTATTATATATGTTTTGTTATTCCGCATCTTTAGCCAATAAACCAACTAACAAGGCACCAAGGCCTGAAATAATTTGAATAATATTTTTGCTAGCAATACCGTCAGCAATCATTGGCAATCCTGCAACGGCACCAAAAACCGATGTTTTTAAATTTTGTAGTATTTTTTTCATTTTTGCATTATTTTAAATTCTAGTAATAAATTTATTTTTTCTTCTAGCCTAGTAATACGTTCAGCAATATCATTTTGATTTTTTAATTTATCTTCTAAAGCTTTTAACCTGGCATTTGTATATCCATAAAATATTGCTAAACCTACCAAATATGAAATAAGAACTGGCATATCACTTGTAAAATTCATCCTTAGTAATCTTTTCAGGTGGTGGAACAATTATTTTATATTTCTTTTTCTTTTTAAAAAAAGAAACCAAACCAACGGCCAAAATTAAAAATATGAGCGATTTATTCTTCATTTGTTTCTGATGCTAATTTCTTATTGGCTTCGTTAAATTCAGTAACTTTTTTTGCTATTTCTGCATTTGTTTCTTGTAACATTTTTTGCAAATATTCAATGTTGCTTAAAATGTCGTATGCCTTTGCTTTAAGTTCGTTTATCTCTTTCATATTTTAAGGTATTATTGTTAAACCAAGTTGTTGTGCTGACCAGTTATATATCCAAGCATTAATTGAATTTGCCGGTACATTACCCCAATCAATATAATCTTGTCCAGTAATGGTTAAGTTTCCACCGCTTAATAATTCGCCTGGCTGATCTATTCCATTTATATTTGTTACAGCTGTAAATATTTGCCAATTATTACGCGCTGTATTTTCGTAATTGTCAAAAATACAAGTTACCTGAAATAATTGACCAATTTTTATTTCACCATTTATCCATATTTCAATGGGTTGTATATTTTTCATATTATATTTTTTATATTGATGTTATTGTTTCCCAAGCTGTACCAGAATATACACAAAGTTTATTTAACGTACTATCATAAATTATTAATCCAGCGGGTGGACTTGTAATTGCATTTTTTTGAGTAGTTGTCATAACAGGCGGTAAAAATCCTTTTGTTGTTGATGACATATTTAATAAAACTGCGGCGTTATCTGTTGTAGTTCCAATACAAAAATTTCCCGATGATGCAAATAATTTTATTAAAGATGTACCGGGATAACTTACGCTT